GGTTCAGCGTTGGGTTACCCCTAGACTTATGTTGCACAATTTGTTAATTTAATTCGTATGAAGACTAAAACCAAACCTACTACTGACACCACCGTTCGTGCTGAGTCCATGAAAGCAGCATCCTCCATGTACGGCGTCTCGGTTGCTGACATCCGCCGGGCAAAGTATGGTGGATGCACGGCGTTCCGTAATGGTCGAATCCACAGAGATGAGTTGATCCCGTGGTTGGCCGCAAACCCAGTTGATCCTACTGCAACGCTTGATGAGATGGGGTGGAAAGAGCGGCGCCTCAAAGCTCAAGTAGACAAGCTTGAGATGGAAGTTGCCAAAGAGAAGGGCAAACTTGTTGAGCGTCAAGTAGTTACTGAGGAGTGGGGTAAGCATCTGGCCTTTATCTTTGAAACTTTGGACAAGTCAATGGATCGCCATGCCTACAACGCTATCGTCAAGGAAGTGAGGACTTACTTAGGCAAATACGCTCTCGGGTAAAATAGTTTGAGAAAGTTCTTGCGTTCCATCAGATCATTGCGCATCTTGATGCTTCGTCGTGGATCTAGACAGGTTTTCTTAGCGTGTTGTTCGAGGTGGAGCGTACTGCTCAACATTGCTTTGCTAAGACCATCGAAACCACCTTGGCGGCTCTTCGGAGCAGGCAACGACTGATTGGGGAGAACAAACCCCTTGAGGCGCATCGCTACAGGCGGCGTCCGATCTGAGTAGGGGTAAGACCATTTATGAAAACGACAAAACCATAAATCTTCGCCCTACTGACTCCTCAAAAACGGTGCGTGGTTGAAAGGCTGATCACGGCGGTGGGTATCGAGCATTTAAGAGTTTAGGACGGGGTGGCTGTATAAAAACATCCCTAGAGTTCTCTGGAGTCACGCGCTGCAAAGCGTTGCTCGCAGAGGAAATTTCATTCCAGCTTTGAAATTTCCGACTTGGAAAACGACCTAATTCGATAGCGACGGTAGTAGTCTAAGATACCCACATCCTGCCCTCCTCACCATACGGTGGGAGGGTAGGGTGGGTCTCCTTGCTTCACTCCTATTCTCCTGCTCTGGTAGTAGGCTACCAGAGCGTGGGAATGCTAAGTTGCTTGGTATAAGCATTTAACCTCTGCAACTCTAGGGCGTTCGACGGGGCGTTAAGCATAAGCAACACCATATTCAGACTGGCAATTTTCGGAGGATTAAAGATTTGCAGAACAATTGATATTGCTTAGAATGTGAGCATGACAGAACAGCAGATTTGGTTGGCAACATTGGCAAAGGGGATGATTCCCGAGAAGTTCGGCGGATCGATGGTTGAATACTTTGATGGCAAGCTTCGACTACCTCACTCGACACGCTACCCAATGTACATCGCCGAGGAGTCGCCGTGGCTAATTGAGCCAATGCGAGCCATTGGTGAACCAGGAATCAAGCGTGTGGACGTTCGTGGCCCTGCTGGCGCGGCAAAGTCATTGATTGGCGAGATGCACATTGCTTGGACAATCGACAACGAACCTGGACTCTACTACTACGTCCACCAGTCTGATCCCGATGGAACAGATGCAATGGAGGATCGAATCTTGCCAATGCTTCAAGCCAATGACTTTTTGGCAAGGAAGCTTCCCAATGACCGTCACAAGCAACGGATTGCCAAGATCGTGTTTCCGCACATGAGTCTGTACTGCGTTGGGGCGAATATGTCCTCGGCGCAAAGCAAGCGTGTCAAATATTTGACGATGGAAGAACCGCATATGTACAAGCCGGGAATGATGACCGCTTTTGAGAAGCGATGCGAAGGGGTGCGGAATGCAAAAATTTTAACCCTTTCCACCGGGAGTGTCCTCGGCGACGAGTCAGACGCCGCTTACCAGTCTGGCACTTGTGAGGAGTGGCAAGTGCCATGTCCGCACTGCCGTCAGTTCCAGCGCATGATTGATAGCAGAGATCGACTGATCTTTGAGCGGTCACCAGAGACCATCACCGAGAATGGTGAGTACATCTGGAATCGGATTCTGCCAACCGTCAGGTACAACTGCGAGCATTGCGGACTAGATTGGCCGAGTGACGAATCAAGTCGCCGCTCTCAAGCTCAACTTGGCAGATATGAAGTGACCAATCCCAACGCTCCGGCAAACCATCGCTCATTTCATTGGGAAGCCGTAGCTGTGCATTATTTCAACCTTGGTCAAATACTCATGGAGAAGCTGAAAGCGTCAACAGCAGCCAAAGCGGGGCAAATTGAGCCACTCAGAGATTATATGCAAAAGCGACGAGCGTTGGCATGGGACGAGTCTCCCGCTGACAGTGAGGCAAATATTGAGTTTGATCGGATCAAGGGTGCGTATTTGAAGCGAGAACCATTCGATGGCGAGATCGGGCGCTTCCTGTGCATCGATAACCAAGCAGGGCGAGCCAGCAAAGGCGAAGGCGCTCATCGATGGTACGTCTGCCGAGCGTTCGGGCAGTCCGAATCCCGCATCATTGACGAGGGGCGAATCGTCACTTGGGAGGAGTTGGAGGAACTGCGGATCGAACTTGGCGTTGAACCTGGACGAACACTTGTGGACATTGCGTTTGACACTCAAGCCGTGCAGGAGGTGTGCGTTCGGTACGGATGGCAGGGTCTGTGGGGCGATTCAACCAATCGCCGCGAGTTTCCGCATCACGAAAATTTCAATGGTCAGCGGATTGTTCGCAAATATCCATTCTCCTCGGTCAACGTAGGCCATGTAGGCATTGGCAAAGGAGGCAAGGTGCGTCAATCCAGATATTTTTTCTGGGCGCAACAACCAATCAAGAATATGTATCACCGGATGCGTGGCGGCATGAGTACCTACAAATTCACCGCTCCGCAAAATGTCTCAGTCGAGTATCAGAAACAGACCAGCGTTGAGTTTAAGCGGCAGGAGGTGGACAAATCTGGACAGAAAAAGTGGTCTTGGACAGTTAGCAAAGGGAAGGCAAACCACTTACTTGACTGCGACCAGATGTGTCTGGTAAGCGCCCTGCTTGACGCAAGACTGCGCTCAGTATTGTTTACCACAGGCGATGCGGCAATTGAAGAGGCAGAGGTTTAATGTTGCGATGTGTAAAATTTCTGTTATCCATATTCTATATGGCAGTCAGACAATTGCTGGTTGGATGTACCGTAGCCGAGTTAAATGAAATTCGTGCTGCGGCATTATCGTGTATCGTTGCCAATGCCGTTCGCGGTATTAGCTACTCTATTGCTGGACGGCAGTTTACTTTTCCAAGTTTGGAGTCTGCGGCAGGAATGCTTCAAGAGGCTAATTTTGCACTTGGCTTACTTAACGGAACAAGGTCTATGAACGTCCGTGCAAACTTTAATCCATCCATTGGCAAGGGAACATCGTAAATGAAACCATCACTGCTTGACCGAGCAATCGGAATCATCTCGCCAATGGCGGCAGTCCGCAGGTTTGCTGCCAAGCGCCTGCTCCACGAATTCAAATACGATGGAGCGCAATTTACCAATCGGCGATCTAACGGCCCAGCGCAGATTGCTCCAAACTCGTTTCAAGTTCAACGTGATCGATTGCAGTTGCTGCGTGAGGCAACCGACTTAGAAAACAACTTCGCCCCAGCAAAGGTACTAAATCGGAAGTACGCTATGTACGTTGCACCTGTGGCGTATCACGCGCAGACTGGCGATGCAGCTCTGGACGCAGACATTGAGCGTTGGCTGAATAACGAATGGTTTCCGCATTGTGACTCAGCCAACCGAGGAGTAGATTTCTTTCGCCTAATGGAATTTGGCGTCCTTGGCATGAACCGAGGTGGCGACTACGGATGGGCATTCGTGCGTCCCGGCAGTGACCCGTCAATGAGTTACGAGGAACTGATCCGCTTGCCATTTCGCATTCAAGCAGTTGAGCCAGATCGGCTTGGCGGCGTTTACCAGAACGTGGTCTCCGAGGACTACGTCAGTGGCGTTTGCATTGGCCCAAATGGCGAGCCGACGGCATTTCGAGTATTCCGTCGCGGCATGGCGGCAGGGCAGTATACCGATCCAGTCGATGTCCCAGCATCTCAATTTGTCCACTACACAGATCCGATGCAGATTGACGCCTACCGAGGAGTAAGCAAATTAGACGCCGCTGTGGCAAATCTGCGTGACCTCTACGAGTTGATTGAGTTTACCAAAGGCAAATCAAAACTGGCATCGGCATTGACCATCTTCACCAACTCCATTGGCGCATCCGCCGGATCAGGATCAATGGACGGATACGCATCCACGCATTTTGACAACCAGCAAACTGGATTGGCGCAGGACATTCAGTATGGGCAAATCAATCATCTTCCAGCGGGACAGGATGTAAAATTTCCAGACTCAGCATCGCCAGGAGCAGAGACACAATACCTCATGCAGTTGCTCCTCAAGATGACGTGTATGAGTTACAACCTGCCTTATTCGTTTGGCCTCGACGCAACCAACCTTGGCGGCGTCTCCAGTCGCCTTGAAAGCGAGCAGGCCAAAGCGGAGTTCAACCGAGGACAGAAAGTTCTTGCTCCGTTGGCACACCGGATTAAGGACGCAGCTCTGCTCGACGCTATTGCTAAAGGCATCTTCCCAATCTCGGCAATGGAGAAGATTTGCTATGGACGCTGGAGCTACCGACCGCATCCCCAGCCGGACATTGGCAAGGAAGCAAATGCGAACATGAATCTCTATCAGAACGGACTGCTCAATCCAATGAGCTACTGGACTGAGGATTCCAAAGATCCCGAAAAAGTTGCGGATGACATGGTGCGCTGGGCAAAGATCAAGCGAGATAAAGCCTCTGCCGCCGGGTTTGCTGTTGAAGATGTCTTTGGTGCTGGCATGGCTCGCCCAACCAACATTTCGCAATCAGAGTCAATGTCCACCTCCATCGTCCCAGACCCTGCTGACGCGCCGCCTCAACAATGAATCCTCCTGCCTACATTGCCAGCGCCGCAAGAAGGGGACTTGATTTCCTTAAGCAAGGATTTGGTGGAGATGGATTGACCGAGGGAACAAAAGTTGCCGCTCGCAAGATGGCATCTGGAGAAATTAGTGATGAGAAAATCATCCTTGCAAATGCTTGGGGTGCAAGGCATTCCGTTGATCTGCAAGCAGGTAAAAACAACGATGCATCTCACAAAGATTACCCAGGCGCTGGAGCAGTTGCCCATTTGCTTTGGGGAATCAATCCTTTGAATCCGCAACCAGCAAGAGACTGGTTCAAGAATAAAGCGGAGAAAATAGCCGCTGACAAAAAACTCAGCGTTGGCAACGCCGATAAAACTTCAAAACTTATGTTCCTAGAGGCCATCAATACCGAGTCGTTGGTAGACGAAAAAACCAACACCATCCATAACGTGTCGTTAATCTCCCTTGGAGAAGCTAAGGGGCATCGATCTGATAAGACTGGCGCAAAAGTGTTTGTTGATCAAACAACTCTGGCGCAAGTGTTTAAATGCTGTGAATCTTGCAACACTATCAAGGTCAAGGTTGATCACGGTAGCGGCGTTTTTTCCACCATTGGCTATGTGGACAAATTTCAACTGGAAGACTCTCGCGTTATTGGCGATCTGCACATTTACGACAGTGAAGAAGAATCGCCAAAGATATTTGAAATCGCCAGAAAGAACCCGGCACACATGGGATTATCGCTTGAATTTCTTGGAATAGATGAAGAGGCAAATGGAAAATGCATGGCAAGATGCGATGAGGTTATGACCGCTGCTCTCGTTAGTGATCCAGCTGCAAATAGCTCCCTATTCTTTTCATCGAAAGAAAATGTTGACTTACCTAAACAATCTGATACAAAAACAACAACTACCAGTAACAATATGAAGTTTGAAACACCTGCCGATCCAGAAACCAAGCCAGACGCAAAAGACAACAGTGACCTTGCTGAAATGTTTGCCGCGCACATGGCTGAATACGCTGAGTTTAAAGCCTGCATGGCCAAAGACTACCCTCTCAACGACACCGCTGATGGCGATGCTCCAAAGGGAGACGATCCCAACATTGCGCCTGTTGCTAAAGGCAAAAATGTGATGGAAGAATCCGACATGGCAATCGACAAGGATACTCCTGCTGAAGCTGAAAAGGAAAAAGAACTTAAGAAAGCTGCTCAACTTGGTGCGGAACTTGCGATCAAAGCGTTTGCTTCCAGAATTGGAATGCACCTTCCTTCCGCTGGTGCATCGACCGTACCAACCAAAAAGAATTTTGCCGAGATTGTTGAGTCTGAAACTAAGCGTTTCGACGGAGACAAGACCAAAGCAATGCTTCACTGCATCAAGACCTATTCCAAGGAATATGCGGAATCCCGCAACGTCCGATAACACTCAACCAATCAAATAACTCAAATTTATGGCTTCTCAAAACGATAACGGATTCCGAACCTTCATTGCCAGTCCATCAATCTCCGCATTCCTTGTGGTTGATGTTCTTGCTGACGGCTCAATTAGTCCTGCTGCTGGCGGGGTAACCGCCGCCGTGGGTGTTCTTCAACAGGACGTTGCTGCTGGTGGATACGGTCAGGTTAAACTATTTACCGCTCCCGGCACGTTCATGGTTCAAACCATTGCACTCACCACCGCTGGCAATAATTACTCTGTTGCCACTGGAGGATACGCATCTTTGGTTACTGGAACAACCTTTCCAATTGCGCTTCAAGCTCTCTCGTCTGGCGCAATCAGCTCCACAATTGAATTTGCTGGCAAACTCTAACAATCAACGCAACACTTTACTATTTAACTACTTATGCCCTACACAAATGCACAAGCAACGCCTCGTTCCGACATTTACGCGCTCGTCCAACAGGCCAACGCAGATTTTGGCAAGCTTTTTATTGGAGACCTCGTCCTTCCAGTAAAACCTGAAGATGTTCGCCGAGGAATTTACCTCAAGGCAAACCTCGCCAACGCTGAACTCCTCAACGCCGACGCGCAAGCTCGCGAAGGTGGATCTGGCTACAATCGCGTCAATCGCCGCTTTGACACCGACACGTTCGACTGTCAAGAGTACGGACTTGAGTCTGTGGTCGATGACTCCTACGAAGCTGAAGTCGAGCGCTTTATGAATCTCGAGGCTACTGAGGCGATGCTTCTTGAGCGTTCGCTTCGCATTAGCTACGAAGCTCGCGTTGCGGCGGCAATCATTAACACTTCCACGTTCGACTCTACCGATGCGGTTGTAAACTACACGCAGGCGTTAACTGATACTACTGATCCCGCAAACGATATCGATGCGGCTAAGACTTTGTTGCTCAAGCGTGGTATCATTGCCAATGCAGTGATCATGTCGCAGAACGTCTTCAATCGCGTTCGCCGGGCTAAGTTGATGCAGAACCAAATCTACGGCGTTGTCCCTCGGACGGCAAATCAACGCGCCTTGCCAAATGAGCAGGACGTTGCGCAAGCACTCGGAGTGGAAACTCTTTACATTGGAAAAGCGCCTAAAAACACCGCTGGCAAAGGACTTGCGTTCTCCGGCGATTTCATTTGGGCAAGCACTCACATCTGGGTTGGTCAAGTTTCTGGTGGCGAGTACACCGCTGGCGGAGTTGGGCGGACGATTCAATGGAGCAAAGATACCACTGGTCTCTTCACTCCCGAGACCTACCGCTCTGACGAGCGCCGATCCAACATCATGCGTGTTCGGCAGACTGTATCTGAAAAAATCATTGACGCCACTGCTGGCACATTGATCAAGACGAACTGGTCAGCGTAAACTTTGGGGGAAATTGGTGCTAGAAGGAGGTCAAGCAGAAATGCTTGACCTCCTTTCTTTTTTTGATACTTTGCATTTATTGACCTATGAAAAAACCTCGTCCATTAATCGCGTTATCCGTAATCGTTGGAAATGAAGCAGATGTGCTTGAGCGATTTATTCGATCATTTTTCCCGGCAGTAGATACTGCGGTATTCACATTTGCTCGCGGCAATCTTCCGAGGGATGGAGGACAGGAAGTTATTGAGCGAGTATGCACCGAGCTTGGATTGCCATTCAAAATCCTGCACTACGACAATGAGGTGGAGTTCGATCACGTTGACAACTTTGGTAAGGCTCGGCAGATGGGATGGTCAGCCTCCGAGAAGACAAAGGCAAAGTACATAATGTGGGCAGACTGCGACGACATCTTTGACGAGGGGTCTGTCGAGCCTCTGCGGCGTCTGGCCACAGAAGGCAAGTATGACATCTTCATTTGTCCGTATAACGTGCGTGGTGGCATTGTGGTGCAACAGCAGGTGCTTCGTGAGCGAGTAGTGCGGAACAACAAGAAGGGCTACTGGCGTTATGCTATCCATGAGCAATTGGGATTCAAGAAAGAGGCAACCTATACCATCGCTCGGGAGGTGATTTTTTGGCATCGACCATTAGCCACTAAAGGTGGTGGTCGAGATCGCAACACGAACATCCTTTCGCGGGAGGTTCGTGATGCATCCAGAAATTATTTCTACCTGCATCAAGAGGCGTTTGAAGGAAGGCAAGTTGCTAAGGCAAAGACATTTGGTCAAGCGGCGCTGAATTGCCCAGGGTTAGGCGTCCTAGAGCAATACGAGATCCTGCTAAATCTTGCTCAGTGCGAAGACGGGCCAATTGCTAAAAAATATGCAGCCGAAGCATTTTCGGTCATGCCAGATCGCCGAGAAGCATTGGCATTGCTTTGTTCATACGCTATCGTGGACAAGAATTATCCAAAGGCAATGCAGCTTGCTACGGTGATGATTGGCATTCCAAAACCTGCACAAAGCTACTGGTGTCTGAATCATTTGTGGTACGCATGGAGAGGCACAGAACTTTTTGCTCAATGCCTGCGGTTGACAGACGGTGAGATCGATGTATTTGAGAAGACCTACTTTGGAGAAGGAGGCCCAACTTTCTCAATCATCTACGCATCAGAGTCTTCTTATCAAATCGGATTGCAAGCTAGGGAGGCATGGCTAACAAACGCCGAGTACGCAAACAAGGTAGAGTGGATTTTTACGCTCAAGGACAGCGACAACGAGGCTTTGGAGATGTACAAGGGATTCCGCCATCAGATCTGCCAAAAAGACGCTACAATCGCCGATATGCTCGTTGCTGGAGCAAGCATTGCACGGGGCAAGATAGTAATCCCGGCTGCAAACAACATTGTACCAAAAGACTTATGGGATTCGTGGATTAACAAGAACGCCACCATTCCAGAAACCAAAGAATTCTTGACTAGTGTTGTTGCTGAAGATTTGCTTCCAAATATTTACACGGTCATTGACAAGAGTCAAAATTTGAGTAACATTCCAACGTGAGTCTAAGCAGTTATCTAGCACAAGATTTGGCAGGGGTTTTCAAATACGATCTCCCTCGGACGGCGATTGTGATTACCAATGGAATTAGCAAAACCTACACCGTGTTGCTGAATGACATGAGCGAAGACGAGCAAGATGACTTTGGTGGGCCAATGATCAACATGGGGCAGACCATTCATTTCCTTACGTCAGACCTGCCGGGGCTTGAGCCTGGAGATACGCTTTACATTCTGGATCTAAACGAATCCGGAAAGATTGGGGACAAGATTAATCGCAAAAAGATTGTCATTAGCACGACAATTTCCGCAGATGAAAACGAACTAATTGTAAGGGTACGAGGAGCATGATTACAAACAACGTCATCTCGCTGGCAGAGCAAGCCATCTCAAGCCTACTGATAACCAACCTCAAGTCTACGGTTGCCAAAGATCAAGTGTACATCAGTGATAACGACGAGATCAAGCAACCGATGCCATATGTGATTGTTCACGCTGAGTCTGCTGAAGAGCAGGTGACGCCGGGATGTGGACTTTACCTTGTGCAAATAAAGGTGATGTTTCGCAGTCACGTGAAGGAGACATCAACCGATCAACGGACGGATGTGGTCAACGCCCTAAACAACATGGCGTACACATCTCCGGCGTCTGCATTGTCGGCAACTACAGGATTCCATTGCCACGGATTTGTCCCAGCATCGGGATCAATGATAGTTGACGGGGATTCAAAATCTTATGTTTACGAAATCAACTACTCGTTGTATTGTATGCCAAGAGACAACTGACGTATTTAACATGAAACCACCAACATTCAAATTTTAAAATATGCCAGTCACAACCATCGGAACAGCAGGAGTAGTTTGGGGAATTACAGCAGAAGGCGGGATGTTAGTTCAATCCGTCACCGCAAAAATAACTCGGGAAAAAAATCAAGTTCGCAATGAAGCGGGTGAGTTTGTGGCTTTGGCTTTTTACAATGCACTTCAAACGTACTCGCTTAATGCAGTTTTAATTAAACCGCAAACCCAGCTTGGAACGGTATCTCCCGGGTTCGCTTTCAATCTTGTCAATGTTCATATTGGCAATGGTGTTACCACTGGTGGAATTTATTGCGATGACGTTGAAATCGCAAAATCAAACACTGAGTTTCAAAAAATCACGGTCAACGCAACTCAGTATCCATTAATTCAATAGACTTTGAAAATGACATATTATGGTGGACAATATTTACATTTGCGACATTAAGCTGGCGGCAATCCTAATTGCTCTAGGCATTCCTATTCGCAAGCAAGACCCAATAACCTGCTTAGTTACAGACACTAATGGCATCAGAAAGGAGACGTACACCTTTTGGTTTGATGTTATTGGAGTAAGGGATAAGGCATTGGAGATTGTCAATGCTTATGAGAAGGCAAGGAACTGGTCTGCATTTACGCTTCCTACTGAGCATCCCTTTTACTACATGAAGGGCGTCCTTGAGAACCGAGAGGTCTTGCTGAATTGGATTCGCAAGAAAGTTCCGCCAATGAGAGTTATTAGGCATGGAGACAAGACTGTGCTAATTGGAGACAGAGCAAGCGCAACAATGAGAAGCAAGGTAAAATCGCTATTATGACACAACCAGACGAAAACGAAGACTACTTCAAGACCTTTGAGTTCAAGGGGATTGAGATTAAACCACTTACCTATGCTCGCCGAGCGTTGGTACTCAGCATGGTAAACCTTGTTGAGCCAACCTTTATGGACTTGCCATCGTTCATCTACGGATGCATCTGCAATGAACAGGACTTGATCAAGTGGCGCAGGACTCCAATGAAGTTTGACATTGCTGTTGCCAAGTGGATTGATGAGATCAAGTACTCGGTCGAAGACTGCTATGCAGCCGGAGAGGTTGTGGGCGCTTTAATTAAGCACAGCAACGATGGTCGAGCAGCATCAAATGAGGATCCTACCCTTGACGCAGACCCAAACTAATTGAGCCGCCATCGTGCGCGGCCTATGTGGCTACTCTTGCACGATACTTCCGATGGGAAGAACATTTCATACTTTGGGAGTTGCCTTTGTACCGAGGTAATGTTTATTGTCATGCATTGCTAAGACTGCACAACATTGGGACAAAACCACTTGAATTTACTCCGCTAGACAACGCTTTCGCAGATGAGGTTTAACGCTACAGCAATAGAAAAGTCATTCGTCAAGATTCAGAAAGAATCTCGGCGTCAAGGTGTCTTGATGATGCGTCAAGCGGGACGTCAGTTTGTGATGCGCTCTCGGCGTGAGAGCAAAGACTCTGTGATGAGCAGAGAAGCAATTACCGAGGTCAGAGATCGATTGGGGTGGCGAATGATTTTCCGAGGCACATCTCAAACTCCAAATCAAGAATTGAAGCGCCGCTTAAAAGCGAGATACACATTCTCTAAAGCGTGGAGATTTTGGATGATTGACGCAAACAAAGAGCGAGTAAGGATTTGGATTCAGAACACGGTCAAATACTCTGGAATTATTGAGGAAAGGGATCACGTCACAATCACTGCTGGCAATATTGTTGGAGCAACATTCCAGCGAAAACTTGCCGCCATCACTCGAAAAATTAATCAAGCTTGGAAGGCAAACACTTCTGGGCAATACCTATAATGGCAGGCCCAGTCGCAACAGGATACCTTGAACTTGATCTTAGTGGATTCAATCGTGCGATTGAGTCTGCCAAGAAGGCGTTGACCGTGCTTACGGGGGCGTTCGCTGCCATAAAAGTTGGGGAGTTTTTCAAGGACGGAGTCAAGGAGGCGATCAACTTTGGCAACGAAATGTACAATGCAGGGAAGGCAATGGGCAATATTGACCCAGGAGTTCTTCTTATTGCTCAAAAAGCGTTGGAAGGAAGCGGATTAGCCGCAGGCAGAACAAACGAAGAAATTCTAAGAATAATTGAATCGGGAGGAAAATTCTCAAGGCTTTTCAAAACTCCTGCCGATTACGACAAAGCGATAGCAAGAGCAAAAGACATTTACGGAAGTCAAGCAGCAGTACTAACTGCAAGTGCAGCAAGTTTATCTAGAGCTTTTGAACACATTCAAGGCATTGCAGACAAGCTAAGAACATTCTTTTTGGCTATGACTGCCAAATTTGTTCTCCCGCTTGAGGCAGTGTTAAATGCGCTAAACAATATTGACGTTGCTGATTTTGGAGCAAAACTTGGGGATTCAATATCAAAAGTGTCAACAATTCTTGTTGGGCTTTTTCAAAATGGAAAAATATCAGAAGCATTTGGATTATCTCTAGCTATAGGCGCAGATAAATTTTTTGCATCTTTAGACACTTCGCTTAGAGCAGTTTTTTCTGGCGCGGCAAAGGGGTACGCTAAAGACCTTTTAGGTTTTTTTGCTGGTGGTCAAATGATGGCTATAAAAGATACATTTGTAGGCATTGCTGAATTATTTATTTCTAAAATATTAAGAGGTTTGAGTAAAATAAAAGAACTCAATCCATTTGATTCTAAAAAAGATGTAAGAGACAGAGAAAAAGAAATATCAAACAAAGAAATATCTGCGGATCAATATTTTAAAAAAGCTTTAGATAGATTGCCATCAGGAAAAGGATTTGGCGCAGGTTTTACCCAAGAGGGGGAAGCAGCAAAAAATAAGTTAAAGGAAATTACGGATGCCGCTAGTATTTCTGGAAAGGCATTTTTAGAAAAAAACGCAGGAGACAGGGGTAAATCTGAGCTTAATTACTCGGCGCTCGGCAAGCAAGATCCGTTTTCTGTAATCGCATCGTCAATGTCGAAGATTGGTGGTGGCGGTAACTACATTCAGACTGGCATGAGTGCTGAAGCTAGGCAGTTGATTCTTAATGGGCAGGCGGCTCTTATTCAAAATGAACTGACCATAAAAACTAATTTGCTTTTAGAGCGAGCAGTAACAGGGCATGGACTTCCGCTTTTAAACTAATATGGCCGTAACACTTATTGGAACACTGCCGTCTACTCTGAATGGATCTCCTTCAGATTCTGTTGAGCAATCTGAAGGATATGAATTTCGAGTGTCATTTGACTCGTCTGTTACGGCAACAGTTACATATAAAATTTCCTCTGAAGGATTTAGTATTGACGATCTTCCAAAATTAAACTCGCCCCACCCTCACGATCAAACGTTAACTCTTTTTGAGTCTTCCGCATCTAGGGAAAGCGGAAAAATAATGAAAGTGGTTTTGACCTATAAGGGAGTTGTTGATTCGAATCTTTCGGAAAATTACGCACAATCAGAATTTAACGCAGGAACAACATCTGAGCCAATTGAGACGCATCCAAAATTTGCTTACCCATTCAATAATCCAGGAGTAATTCCACAAGAGCTTTGCGCGATCAAAAAGTCACTTGAAAACAATATTGACTATGGAAAAAACAACAAATTCATCAATGAGACCGGAGACTCCGTTCCAGCAACTCAACCGGGACGATTATTGTACATCCTTAAAAAATTTGGAATTGAGTCGTATTTAAATCTGACGGGCACTTATCGCAGGTCATATGTAAAAACAGCGATTCCAACAGACTATTCCAATGTTGGATACATCACACAAGTTGCTCCATTAGGAACTCCTCCAATAACTCCTCCAGTAATTGGGTACAGAAATTATTTACAGACTTCATTGACTTGGAAAAAGCAAGCGTCAATTGTTTCCATTAGTGAAGAGTATATGCTTTCTGGAGCATCTGGATGGAATGAACACATTTACACAAAACCACAAGACCCAGCTCAACCGCAAAAACTTACTGAAATAGATAAAAAAAGAGTTCCAAATTAATCTACCAATATGGCATCAGAAATCTCATTCTCAGCGTCACTTAGCTACGCAAAAAGCGGAACGTCACTTAATCGCCAATGCTCAACAACATTGGACGTTGCTGGGTTAAAATACGCCGATGTCGTGCAAGCAATCACCACAGCAGGCATCGCTGTCACTTTTGGCACGGTTGGCACGGTTGGGGTATTTATGCTTCAGAACATTGACACGGCGAACTATGTGGACGTTGGTTTTGATGGATCTACTTATCCAATTAGATTGGCGGCAGTCTCCGGCACACAAGGCGGATTTATTATTGCTCCAAACAACGGATCAACAATTTACGCCAAAGCAAGCGTGACTGGATGTAACTTGCTGGTGCGTGGCGTTGCTCCATGACACAAAACAAGCTTCCAGTATTTTCGGCAGGGAAACCTATCGCGTCTGAGCTTGCGTCTGAAAAACTCAACGCTTTTGTTTCTTATGTAAAAAGCATCACGCCAATTCCCGGAAACGGATTGACAATGACTCGAACGCCAGACGGCACAGTAATCAATATGTTGTCTGGTGAGTATATGGTTGGAGCATTTGACAATCCATATGTGCTTGCATCATGCCACTTTGCAAGTCTTGTGACCACAGCAACTGGCGGAGGTGGCACATATGGGCCTTGGGGAGGCGTCAGCGATGCAGCGACTGCTACCTATGGCAATATCCCCACAGGATTTTCGCTTGAGTCAATGCAGGTCGATGAGTGGCATCGGGAGCGCAATCCTAGACAACCATTTGCAGTTACAGGATTTGCCAATGGAGATGAAACTAGGGGAGTAATTGCTCCATTTGTCCGAGCGTATGATGGATTTTACTCAATCTCCGCAACCGGATTTCGCACATTTATCACAGGAACGTATGCTGGTGGCCCAGTGTTTGGATTGGCTCGCAGGACGCCAATGTTTGACCTTCGTGGAGTGTTGGTATCAATCTCGCCAGAAGTGTTGCTAGGGAGTGGCTACGGCGCGTACACGGCGCAGTACGAACTTGGAACTTGTCGTTACGGATCAAGTTTTAGCGGCCCAAATGGCGTTACTGGGCCTTGGGGTGGATCTATTGATGCCATCACTGCCGGGTTTGTTAATGGCCCATACATTGATCAATGGCACAGAGACAGAGCGCCGCTGACCGCTATTGGAAACCTGCAAAGCTTTGGAGTGAGTGGCCCATTTGTCCGAGTGGTGTCTGGACTTAGCCTTTGGTCTCCTGGGATAAGCGCCTACGTTTTTACCTCGCCTAGTGGCCCAATCAATCAGATCTACGCAAGATCTGCCCAGCACGATTGCAGGGGAATGCTTCTTTCAATTGGCGAAGAAGAGCTAATCAACGATGTTGGCGTTATCCAGAATCCCTACATCCTCGGTGGTCAAAAGTATGGATCATCGATGGATGGTTCTCCCGCCATCACCCTTGGCCCTTGGGGAGGTGTTAGCGACGGCATTGCTGGAGTAGCCACAGATTCAGCGTTTCAAGACGAATGGCATCGGGATCGACCACCATCAAACACCGCTGGAGTCCAGACATTTGGAGTGACTGGTAGTCTTTTTCGATCAGTTGGAGGAGTAAGCAACAGTCCAACCAATGGATATGTGTACAACATTTACACTAGGTCACTCTCGTTCGATGCTAGAGGATCGCTTGTTTTTATCTCGAAAGAAGTCAAAACTACCATTACTGGAAGTCTTGGAACTAATCCTCCTTGATGACACTTGTATAATTTTGCAACTCCCTCTACAATAATCACCAATGGCATCCATCACCATCCCTCTGTATTACGACCTTGACCTGCTCCTCTGGACGAGTGCCGCCGGAGGGATCGCCCGGCAACCTAATCTGGTTCTCGGCCAGTCAGACTCCATCGCATTCGCAGTGCAATTTGTGCGGTCTGGAGTGGTCATTGAACTGACCTCCCCAGCGTGGATTTGCGGGATCAAACCGATCAACGACACCGCAGGCGATTACCTCTGCCAGACGACCACAGGCGTCAAGACTGGCTCAACCACCACAACAGTTTACACCTTCACCCTGCTCCTCGACTCGACCGAGTTACGAGCGTGGTTATTGACTGTCACGGCGGTGACCAATTATGCGGCGTTTTCAATCAGGGACACAGTCAATCTGATTGCCACCTTGCCAGCGATCACCTGCACGATTCTCCCCGACTACACGCTTGCAGGCACAACGCCGACGGCGGCGAGCGGGACACTGATTGTGGGTAGTGGGCAGACCTTCACGGTGAGCAAATCGTTTGCAATGCCAACCGACAACGGCACGGATGCGTATGTGCTGAAGACCAATGGCGCAGGGGTGGGTAGATGGGCGGTGGACAGCGCGGGAACAGGCACAGTGCAGAGCGTCAGTGTGACAACCGCTAACGGAGTTTCTGGCTCGGTGGCTACCTCGACCACCACCCCAGCGATCACGCTCACGCTCGGGGCGATTACGCCGACCTCTGGCTCTTTTTCTGGCACTGATGACGCAACTAATATTGGGAGCGGATCAATCAATACGCAGGGTGGAATGGGCGTAACAAAATCGCTATATGTTGGCACAAGAATTGAAGTTGGTAGTGGGGGGCTTAGCGAATCACTTTTTGATCAAGATTTGAAGATTACGGGCGACCTCATTGCGACCTCGCTAAAATCGACCGCAGGAAATCAGACACTCCTACTCTCCCCAGTCGCTGACAGCGTCAACTATGTAGCCATTGAGCCGAGCGTAGCTGGCTTACCTCCCCACATTTACGCGAAAGGGGCAACGGACACAAATATTGGTCTGCATCTCAGCCCAAAAGGCGCTGGCTACGTCAATGTGCAGGACGGAAATGACGATTCAAAACGCCTGCGATTCGGCGCGAGTGGCAACTCCGCCAACGTCATTACCACCCTTGAATCCTCGTCCACAAGCTCGCAGACAATCACGCTCCCAAATGCCATCACATCGGTGACGCTGGCGGGACTGCAAATGATTCAGACATTTAGCGCGGCGCAAACCTTTTCCTCAACTGTCAGTCTGACCCTCAACACTGACGCAACCAGCTCGACCGTAGGCGGAACGCTGACTGTGACAGGTGGCGCGTCGGTGAGTCGAAAGCTGTTTGTTGGCTCGCTTCTGGACATTGTCGCAACGACCTCGACGGCGGGGCAGATTACGCAGGCGGGGACGCGAATACTTCACACCTATGGTACAGACAATTTGTTCCTCGGAGGCGGTGCGGGAAACACAACTAACACAGGTTTTTACTCTGTGGGAATTGGAACTCGAGCGTTGTTTTCCCTTACCACTGGCAGGCAAAATTTGTGCTTTGGGTGGCAATCTGGTTATTACATTACGACGGGTTGGGACAACACAGTTTTTGGCGGATACAATACTGGACTCGGTATCAGCACGGGCAGTGGCAACTTAGTTGTCGGGGCAGGTGCTGACATCACTAACGGCAATTATCGCGGAGCAATCGGGGCTTACTCTTCATGCACAGCAGACGATACCATCGTCATTGGAAAAGTTGCTGGAACATACTCAGTCAACGGAACTCCGGGTTCGCGCTCTGCTGATAATGTCATCATTCCCGGTTTGCTGACCGCAAATGGCGGCGTCACAATTGCCTCTGGCAAAGCCCTCAAGCTCGGAAACACCGCCACCACAGGACTTACGGCAGGTGTGCTTTCCGCCCTTACAAACGCAAGCATTACAATCACCGACTCGGCAGGCACAGTCTATCGCATTCCTTGCATCATTTAATTTATGTCCACCACTATCACCATCAATGTTGCCTTTCTGACCGAGGATCAGCGAGACGCCGCCACGCTCCTCTTCGCTCGCTCAGGCGGGTGGCAATCGCTCGTAGACGGCGAGCCAAACCCAGTCAGCGCAGAGGATTACGGCGTGACGATGATCGCCAATTACCTGCGCCAGCGGGTGAGCGAGCAGTCAGCCTACGACGCGCAAATTGCGGCGGCTCAGGCGGTCGCTGACCTGCTCGACGGAGTGAGTGTGACGACTCCCGCCGAGTTCAACGCGCTCTTCCCAACGCCACCGATCACCACTCCTGTCTAATGCTCCGCAACGAGATCTTTGGCGACGTGTGGCGTGGCTTAGTCGGCATTGCCGGGAGCTGGGTGGCAGTCATCTCCTCGGTGCACGAGGACATTGATAGCATAGCGAAAACGGCTGGAATGATCCTCGGCTGTCTCGCGTCGCTGGCAATGCTTATTTCTCTCTGCCAACGCATTATCAGCAATTGGCAGAGGGAAAATGACAGTAAAAATGACATCGACGACCTAAAGGACATCAAAGAAAAACTCGACGAATAAACCTATGAACACCAAAAACTTAGCTGGCTACGGCTCAATTATTATGAGTCTGCTCACCGCCCTCGCCGCCGCTCCATACTCCCTCGGCGAGGTGGCTACAATCATCCCGCCAGAATGGAAACAACGGGTGTTCATTGCAGGAGCAATTGCAACCCTGCTCCTGCGAATTATTCGAGACAACACGACCCCAACAAACCCAACCCAACCAACACCATGAACCCAAAAACTCTCATCCTGTTACCCTCCCTCTTCATCCTCTCGTCCTGCTCCACCGAGTGGATGCAGAGCAATGTAACCAAAGCAGTTCTGTCCGAGATTGGAACGATGGTCTTCAACGCTGCTGTTCAATCGTTTACCTCTGATAGCAAGGTAGACTTTGGTCATTCAATGGCACAAGGCTTGTGGCAGAATCCACAGGTGACCGCAGGATCGATCAAACGCATTGCCGATGCATGGAGTGCTGATCACCTCCCAAAACTCTCTACAGAGGCTTACAAGGCGTATGCGTATGCCAACCCACAGAACTCTAAACAGCAAGCGCAAGTAACAGATGCAATTGCCAGCGCGATTAGTAATGCGGCGCAAAACAAATTCTAATGAAACTTGCACAACGATTAGTTGACCTAGCCTTGAAAGAGGTTGGGACAGAAGAAGTTCGCAACACAAATTGTGGGCCTCGCGTCAACGAATACAAATCGGCAACGTGGCTCCCTCCGGATCAGGCGTGGCCGTGGTGCGCGGCGTTTATCGACTGGCTCGTTATGCGAGCGATGGAGGAGGAAAGCGAGCGAAAATTTACCTTTGAGCGACCCCGCACCGCCGGGGCTTGGGATCTTGAAAATTGGTCGATGAAGCAAGACGGCTCGACGTGGACAAAACTCAACCCGCAGGCAGGCGACATAGCCGCCGGGGACATCGTAATTTTTACTTTTTCGCACGTTGGGCTGGCGGTCGACTCGCCCGCGAAGGGGCTTGTGGCTACGGTGGAGGGAAACTCCCAGGCCGGAACGACTTCACGCGATGGTGGTGGAGTTTTTAAACACAACCGAAAACTTTCGCTAATTAAAACAAGAATTCGTTTTACCGTGTAATTCATGACTGCAAAACAAGCATCTCATCGAAGGGAAAAAGAGCGCGTTAAAATGCGCTTACTGACCGAGCCGGATAGTGAATGGTCTTTGAATTTTAAGACCAAGAGAAAGGCACAGCAGAAGCGTTGGATTGCAAGGAACCAGGATGCGAAAAACCGACACGGCAAGACGTATTACGACAAGCACAAGGTAAAATTAATCGCTAAAAACGTCGCATTAAAGAGGCAAAAAAAGATTGAGAACGGATGGAGTCTTCGCAAACCACAAACAAAAGAAGAATCAAAAGCGCGAGTAAAGAAGTGGTGCTTTGATAACCGTGAAAGGCTCAACGCTAAACTGCGAGCCCGAAGAGCATCCGATCCCTCGTTTAAGATTAGTTGCAATCTTAGGAAACGCCTTTCAGCCTTGCTACGACTAGCATCTACCAAAAAGACATCACAAACGCTCGCTTTGCTTGGGTGTCCTCTTCCGTCGTTTATGTTTTATCTGGAAAGCAAATTTGAGGTTGGAATGACGTGGGCAAATTATGGAGAGTGGCACATCGACCACATTATGCCGTGTGCAATCTTCGACCTTACCCAGCTGGATCATCAAAAGAGGTGCTTTCACTTCTCCAATATGCAGCCTCTTTGGGCGGGGGATAACCGCAGGAAATCGGACTCCATTCCAGACTCCGCTGATACTCAAGGAAGCAGAGACGGAGGAGGAGTGTGGAAAAAGGAGCGAAAGATTTCCCTGATTAAAAGCCGCATCCGCTTCACCGTATGATCAGCGAAGGCTTAAAATCTTCTACTGCGTTTGCGCTAATCTGGGCCATTGCGGTGCTTGCGTTTGCGTGGATTTTAGGAAGATCAATCAAGGAATAATTTATGAAAAATGACGTATTTAATCGGCTCACTGCCGCGATCAAAAGCAACGGAGACATTGATCAGCATCTAGTCTTCCTCACGGGCGAGGCATCAAAATGCTCGTCAATCCTTGAGTGTGGTGTCCGAGGGATCGTCAGCACATGGGCATTCATTGCTGGACTGAGCATGAATCAGTTCGCAGGCAAGACGCTTCATTGCTGTGACATAGCGTACATTGGAGCGGATGCGCTTAACGAGGTGACCGGACATTGTGAAGCGTCTGAGATTGGATTTAACTTCTTTCATCAGAACGATCTGACGCTTCCAAACACTCGGTATGACATGATCTTTATTGATACCCTCCATTGCTACGGGCAACTCCGCCGGGAATTGGAGAAGTTTTCACAGAACACGGACGTTATCATCCTGCACGATACGCAGATTGATGGCGAGGTGGGAGAGCCAGTTAGGAATGGTTGGGATGTAGCTTCGTTGAGCGAGCAATTTGGATGGGACAAATCTGACTTTGAGCTTGGGTTAACTCCGGCGATTGATGAGTTTTTGATTACCAACCCAAACTGGCACATCGCCTACAAAACCGAGCATCAGAACGGTCTCACAATGCTGTGCAGAGCAACACCTTGCGAGAAATTGTAGCAATATTTCAATTAAATCTGAGTTGAACTTTTTTTGAATTTGTGTGATGATGGGCGGATGACACAAGTAATTGAAAAATTAAAAGCAAAACTGAGCGGCACATCTGGAAAACTCATCCGCGGATCGGTGAGTCGAACCTCAGAGGTTTTGGAGATTAGCCCAGGCACAGTAGCCAATTGGCTCAGTGGCAAGAGCAAACCAAATCGCCGATGGAAGAAAAGCATCGAAGAATTCATTGAGATGGATGTTGATTTGTCCGCAAAACGGACTGGGCCTTGTGGGCCTTGGAAAAAGTTCCCAGTGGCAAATGTGGTTGCGGGAGAGGATCTTACGCCAGAACCAGTACCAGCATTGCAAGCTAATGAAATAATTTAAAAAAATCCTTGTAGTGTTGATTGAGGTTGATAGATTGCTTGCACATGAAATTAATCAACCTCACTCCACACGTCATCACCATTCACGCTGGCGACAAAACCATCGTAATCAAGCCCTCGGGAATTGTTGCTCGCCTGATGGTCGAGCGCATCTCTCTTCCGACAATTGAGGTGGACGAAATCACCATCCCAATCGCGTCCACAGTCCTCCGAGATTTGATGGATATGCCTCCACCAACCGAGGGCATCTGGTATGTCGCCTCGGCATTGGTTGCACAGAAATGCGCTCAACTTGACCGAGAAGACACCTTTTCTCCCGGCGAATTGCTTCGCAACGAAGAAGGCGTTGTCGTTGGATGCAACGGTCTCTGCATCTACCTATGAGAATGAGATCTTACCCTTGGTTTCACGATGAGGCCGAGCGCGTTAAGCGCCAGCACATTCAGAAGATGAATCAGTTAAATCAACTCAGAGCATCCAAAATCCTAACAATCAAACTCAGCATTATCCTACTAATCATCATCGGCATTATTACCTACCAAATCACACACCTATGAGCAAAACCATTACCCTAAGCATTGATTGCAAGCTAATCGACAAAGCAAAACTTAAGCCATACACACGGAAGGACGGCACAGAAGCGTTGTTTTTAGCGATGACCTTGGTGGAGACGCCAAACTCGCCGTATGGTGAATGGATGGTTAAGCAGGACTCGACCAAGGAAGAGCGCGAGGCGAAGGTCAAACTGCCAATTCTTGGTAACGCCAAAACTTTAGGATGGAAGGCAGGAGCATGAACAAGAGCGACTCAATCGCGGCGTTGGCGGCGGCGCTTTCCAAGGCGCAGGGGCAGATGGGCGGCGCAAAGAAGGAGGTGTCCAACACTTTTTTCAAGAGCAAATATGCTGATCTTGCCTCAGTTTGGGAAGCTGCTCGCCTCCCACTCACGAATAATGGGCTGGCAGTCATTCAACTGCCAGGGCGTGACGCTCAAGGTCATTTCGTTGAGACTGTCCTTACTCACTCCTCGGGCGAATGGGTGAGTGGCATCTTCTACATCACGCCGCTCAAAGATGATCCGCAACAAATAATGAGCGCCACCACTTACGCGAGGAGAGGATCGCTGGCTAGTATTTTAGGCATCGCTCCAGAAGATGACGATGGCGAAGGCGCGATGGGCAGACCAGCACAGGCAGCAGCAGTTCGTCCGGCATCTAAGCCAGTTAAGGAAGGGCCATCTGAAGAGCAGCAGGACAAGTGGATCAATGACCACAATGCAAGGGTGGCAGCATCAAAGGTGGTGCAGACAAAGCAAGACCTTCGCAACATGGAAATCGACAACTCAGACATCCCATTCTAATGGAAAAATCACAACACGCTAAAGATGAGGACACGGCATGGGAACGCTGGAGGGTGAGAAACACCTTGCCAGATGGCAGTCAGGAGTTCTCTGACATCTCGCCGGAATGCATTCGCTTTGTTCGCTGGGAGAAAAATTGCATCAATCTGTTGCGAGAAGGAATTAATCCTCCGAGCAACGCCGAACGCGAGGCTTATCAGAAAGCGTATTACGCTCGTCAAGCGCAGATTCACAAGACCGACGAGACTCGGTAAACAATAGGAAAACGTCATCCATAACGGCGTGACATCAGGAGAGACTGCACACTTTACTTATGAAAAACGACAATATCAACCATCCCTCCCATTACACGGGCCACCCCAGTGGCATTGAGTGTATCGAAGTAGCCCAATACATGGGGTTTTGCTTGGGCAATGCTTTGAAGTACATCTGGAGAGATGGGCAAAAAGCAGGGGAGGATGTTAACGATGACCTTCGCAAGGCAATCTGGTACATCCAATGCGAGATTGATAGACGGATCGATGAGCAGAAGTTGGTTGATGAGTGCAGCACTACCGATTGGTCTTATGGGGATGCTCGACGGCAAGTTGAGCTAGGCGTTGAATACTGCCATGGCAAAAATGGCAAGACGCAAAATTATGAGACTGCTGTGGAGTGGTGGAAATTGGCGGCGGCACAGGGAGATGCAGAGGCACAATGGTTGCTTGGCAACGCTTATTTGTTTGGCCGAGGAGTAGAGAAAAACAAGGAGGAGGCAGAACGATTATGGAAACTTGCGGAACAAAATCGCAAGGCAAAACCTGATGATTTGGTCACGAAAACTGCTTCGTCACCAAACCTGACCGGGACGACCCTGGCATACGCACAGGCAGGCGATGCGCGTCTTCAAAATGAAATGGGCAATATGTGCTATAGCGGCGATGGTATGCCGGAGGACAAGGAGCAGGCGGTGGAGTGGTGGCAGAAAGCGGCGGAGCAGGGCAACTACGCGGCTCAGACCAGTCTGTCTCGTGCTTATCGTTACGGCGAAGGCGTTGCTAAGGATGAGAAGCTGGCAAACTACTGGCTCGAGAAAAGCTATCTCGCAACAAGCTAAGGGCGCACAATGACACCAGAACAACAACCAATCGCCAACAACCGTTATCGGCGTTGCCTCGCACGCCTTGTTCGTCGTCTTTGGCCGGAACCCGAGCGATGGGAACCAGTGGCACAAGGACTAGCGACAATCGACGGACTGCGCTACGAAATAAAGTCCGTGAGAATCGAGGGAACCTACGTCAAGGAGCGCAACCAGCACGGGCAGGAACGCTACCTCATCACCGAGCCAGATGGCACAACCTACACGCGAAATGCCTCTCAAGTTTCTCCGACGAACGCCGACTGCGCGAAGCTCTGGAAACCAACCCCAACCCAACCACAATGACAAGAGACGAATTAGACGAAATCCTCCACCAATGCTACTCGGTGGAAATCTTTCCAGAAGAAGCGGCGGAGTTGATCTGGGGCAAAGTCTTCGACGGAGAGACAGAGAAGATCCAGCCATTTGCAGAAAAAGCCTTGTTATACGAGGATTGGCTCAAGCAAGCGGACTTGCAACTAACTGAGGATCAATTATCGCCAAATCCAACCCAACCACAATGAAATCAGAACAACAACGGATCGCAATCGCGAAGGCGTGCGGGTAGACAGCCGAGCAGGACAGCAACGGATATTGGAGAGCCGTAAGTCACAAACACGGCAACGCCGTTGAGCTTTGGCTGAGTGAGCGGAATGTCTGGAGCGTTGGCATTCCAGACTACCTTGCCGACCTAAATGCCTGTCACGAAATGGAGAAGGTGCTATTCTGCGATAAATGGAAATGGCTCGCTTACGTCAATAATCTCAACGAAATGCCATCTCTTCAAGACGAGTGGCTTTGCGTCAGTATCCACGCCACAGCCAGCCAACGAGCCGAGGCTTTTCTCCGCACCCTCGACCTCTGGCAAGAAACCCCAACCCAACCACAATGACACCACAACCAATCTCCACCGCACCGAAAGGCACTCGGATTCTCCTCTACTGCCAGCGTAAAGCCACCGACGAGGGGTGGTGGGAAATCGGACAATTTTACGGGCAAATTGGCCGATGGATGAACGACGAGGACGAGCCAAAATTAGGGACAACACAGCCAACACTCTGGCTACCATTGCCACCAATCCCAACCCAACCAGTTACCGAGGAATCCTCGGCAACTTGAATAGTAAGGGAATCCTTTACTACTGATCAATGACCTCAATGACAACTATAACCACGGAAATTATAATCTACTCAGAGGACGGAGATAGCAAACATCCAGCCTCAATAACCCTAAAAATGGACGACTCAAAACCAGATTGTCCAGTTACATTTTTGGCTGATGACAAACCTGTTTTTTCACTTGGTTATCAAGAAATCTCAAAGTTTTGCGAGACACTGACATCCATGCAATCCGATAAATGAAAGACAAAATTGAAGGAAGAATCAATTGATGGCAACCTGTGAAATGTGCGGTCAAGTCTGGGCAGGTGCAACCCTGGGTAAGATGTTCCATTGCCGACCACTCAAGTCAGCAGTTGTCGTAGTAAAAAAGCGCGACATCGTGCGAAAGGAGAATGGACAGAGATGCGAGTGTGGAAACTTTGCCACTACATTTTCAGCGGGAAACGCCTCGGTAAGGATTTGCCAACGATGCCGGGACTGCGAGTCACAAGGGCATCGTGGGACTTCCGCAACTCCTTCAATTGGAGAGATTTACAATGTCCGGCTACCAAGGCGGGGAAAATAATTAAAAATTGCTTGCAGGACTGCGAATTAATTAATAAATTAAAGGCGATGAACAACCCTACCTACCTTCATGGACAATTTAAATGATCACGATCCCATTACAGTTATTGAGTTCTGCGCCGGATACGGAGGTCTTGGACTTGGCATCAAAGGCGTCCTTGGCGAAAGAATGCGGCTCATCGGACTTTGTGAACTTGAGGGGTTCGCCCAAGCTAATCTCATTAGTAAAATGGAAGCGGGACTCATGGAACAAGTTCCTATTTGGTCGAATCTGCTCACCTTCCCATACCGAAAGTTTCGAGGACTGGTGGATATCGCGGCTGCGGGAATCCCTTGTCAGCCGCACAGTCTTGCAGGAAAGCGGAGCGGAGGAGGCGATCAACGATTCCTCTTTGACGACTGGTTGTGTGGACTTGAGCAAATGCAACCAAGAGCAATTTTTATTGAGAACGTCGAAGGATTCCTCTCAAGCAAAATGCCAGATGGAACTCTTTGCGTCGAATGGACAATCAAAAGATTGGAAGCAATGGGGTATCAAACTGCGACAGGAATATTCTCAGCGCGTGAAGTCGGCGCACCTCACCAGAGAAAGCGAGTGTTTATCCTAGCCCACCGTGACGGCAAACGAGGACAGTTATCGGATTGGTGGAAACTCGCAGCAGAGTCATTGTCTGTCAGCGATGGCGAGACGCGGAGAGCTTGGCCTTCCCGCCCCGGCGAACCCCAGCACGGATGGGAGCCGCCTAGAGTCGTGGCTAACTCCGCGAGCCAACGAACCAACGGAGGACAGCAATTTCGTGGCGAGGAATGCGGACAGGGGGGAGCATTGCCACTCCAGTCTGACGACTCAGGCGAAAGCATGGGAAACGCCAACAGTATCGACAGGGGGACATCGACAATCGGACGGATCGATGACGCCGAAACTGGATCAGCAGGTGAAGCAGGAGGACAGCGGGAAGCACAGGCTAGGCGAGCAGGCGCAACACAACTCGGGAGGCAAATTAAATTCGCAATGGGTTTGCCTATTAATGAATCTTCCAATGGGGTGGGTGACTCCGAGTTGTCCAGTCTCAGTAATCAAGAATTGGCAGAAATTTATGAGTGGATGGAACGATGTGACAATCGCACCGACGAACTGCGCCTGCTCGGCAACGGAGTCGTGCCAGCAACCGCAACCCTAGCGTTTCAAACCCTGCTTGATGAACTCCTTGCCTTATGAAAATGACCGAACAACAGGTGCGTGAGCATCAATACAAGCACAAATTTCAATGTGCGCTGGATCAACCGATCAGCGTTGTCGAGCAACCGACGCTGGCTCAAGAACGCTGGCAAGCAGGTGAAGAACGTGAACTTAATGCCCTAGTCTGCACAGACCTGCGGCGCCGGGGCTACTATGTGCTGGTCAGCAGGACTGACAAAGAATCCACCATTCGCCGAGGTCATCCCGATTTGACTGTGATGCACCAAGGTAAGGTGTGTTGCATCGAACTCAAGGCGTCTGGAGGCAAACTGAGCAAACATCAGACCGAGTGCATTGATGAGTTGAATCAATCGGGAGTGCCAACGAAGGTCTGTTGGAACTTCGATGAGGCAGTCAAATTTGCAATCGTTTCCCTACTATGAGCAACCTAATCCGTATCACCTCCCCTCGCATAGAATGCATGGCCGATTCCTTTGGTTCACATGAGTATATAGTCAAACGAGATGGCAAGACATACCTTGTCCGCGCTCACTCGCTCACAGAAGCCCAAGAGACTGCTAGGGATTATGTTGAACCACCTCCGAGCAACGATCCTCCCGAACCTTTGCTCTGGGATTGAATGAGTAAGCCACCTCAATTGATTGACTCTAAAAGTGTCAATTATTGCGACTGTGGCACACGGGCCATTTATCGAATCGGCAATGCCAGAATCTGTGCTGGTTGCTGGCAAAAAGATCACTCGGACTCCCGGCGTGATAAGAGCAAAAAAACTGGCGACGGAAGAGGTTTGCCAGTTTATTTGGTGAATCTTCCCAAGGCATCTCGCGATGAAGTTTGACCGCTCAATTCGATACGCCCCAACGCTTTGCATAAGTTTTGGTGATTGGGATTTAACCCATCGAAACTATTGCTTAGAGGCAAGATTGATGATCGTGTTAAGTGTTGTGCCACAAGGATTTGTGGAATCCGCCGTGGCTTTCAGCATGAACTAATTCAAGAAAAGTGCTGGCGAACGAAAATAAATCATTGACATCCATTTGATCTGCTTGCAGATTACTCGCCTTATGACATACCAACAATTAATTGACCAAGAGTTCTGCCGAGTAATGCCAACCTTCGACATCCTGCAACAGCAGTTGCTGGTGTTGGCACAGTCTGTGCCACAGGAAAAACTGGATTTCAGTTTAAGCGTGGGCAAAGACTCAATCTTTGTGTTCGTTTACGCGAAGCACCTCGGCAGCATCCGCCAGCAGGCGACCATTGAGTTCTACCGCTGGCATTCCCCAACGCAGTGGATTGAGGCGCTCGGCATCATCCGCGACCGATGCATGACTCCTCCTGCCAAACCAGAGCCAAGCCACATGGAGATTTTGGTGGAGCAACTCCGCTCGGAGCGACTGGAGGTGATTCGCCTTCGCAATATCGTCAAATTTATGGAACAAGCATTATGATTGAAATCGAAAAACCAGCACCAAAAAAGCGTGGTCGCAAGCCGCGCAAGATCAAGCGAGTGGCATTGACCATTCGCGTCGAACCACACGTTGCCGAGGGATTTGAAACCCTCCGCTTTGAACTAGGACTGAGCCAATCAGAATTCATGGCGCACCTAGTAAAGATGGCGCTTATCTCATCGATTGGAGGAATGCCATGATTGATCTTACAGGCATGGTCATCCCTAAGCATTTGGAGGCGCTTTGGAATCGCCGATTTGAGGTCGAAGACACCCTTCGTTATGTGCAGGTACTTCGTAAAAGTATCGCGTCTTCTTGGAAGGACGATCCCCTCTATCTGCCAGTCAGTCTCGTCAATGTTGCCAGTAAGCTTGAATCGGTCTACCGAGATCTGCTATGTGCAGTGCCATATGCGGTCTGTCCCACCTGCCAAGGTGAGGCGACTCAAGCGTGTTTGATGTGCAAGAAGCGAGGATTCCTGTCGAAGACTCAGTGGAATGTCTGTGTGCCACAGGAGATGAAGGACATTAGGAAGGCAATGCAGTAATGGACTTCCTTAGACCATATCAAAAATTAGCGGCAGATTCGATCCTCAAGGAGTGGGAGACGAAGCAAAGCACGATGGTTGTGCTTCCAACGGGCGCAGGGAAGACCTGTCTATTCGCGGCAGTGATTCACAATCGACTGCCGGGTCGAGCATTGGTGCTGGCACATCGGGAGGAGTTGATCTTCCAAGCGAAAGACAAGATTGAGAAGTTTACGGGCTTGGACTGCGAGATTGAGATGGGCGAACTCACGGCATCAAAAAGTTTTTGGTCTACCATGCCTGTGGTCATCGCCACAGTGCAAACACTGGTATCGGGGAGGGTCAGACCTCGGATGGAGAAATTCAATCCAGCGGACTTCTCGACGATTGTCATAGACGAGTTTCATCACGCCACTGCCAAAACATTTATCAAAATCCTCGATTACTTCAAGTCGAACCCTGACATCAAGATCCTCGGCGTGACGGCAACGCCTGACCGGACTGACGAGGAGGCACTCGGTCAAGTGTGCAATAGCGTAGCGTTCAACTACACGCTGACTGAGGCAATCAATGATGGATGGCTTGTTCCGATTTCGTGCCAGATGGTCAGCATCGCGGGATTGGATTTTAGCGAGGTTCGCACTACTGCCGGAGATTTGAATGGTGCTGACCTCGCGGCGATCATGGAGGCAGAGACAGTCTGCCAAGGAGTATGCTCGGCGACGCTTCAGATCATTGGTAAGCGACAGACGATTGTCTTCACACCATCGGTCAAACACGCTGAGATGGCCTGCGCTATTTTCAATCGCCATCAGGATGGAATTGCCGAGTGGGTATCTGGCAAGACTGAGAAGGAAGCTCGCAGGAAGATCATGGACAATGTGGTGTCTGGCAAGACGCAAATTCTCTGCAATGTTGGAGTAGCCACCGAGGGATTTGACGCCCCAGGCGTTGAGGTGATCGTTATGGCTCGCCCAACAAAATCACGCGCCTTGTATGCTCAGATGGCAGGACGAGCAACTCGGCCACAAGCGGGGCTGGTCGATCAGTTTGACACGGCAAGTGAGCGTAAAAATGCAATCAGCAACAGCAAAAAGCCGGGGGCGTTGCTCATTGATTTCGTGGGAAACAGTGGTAGGCACAAACTGATCAGCGGACTTGATTTGCTTGGCGGGAAATACACCGAGGAGGAGCGCCGAGTTGCCAAGCAAATCGTTGCCGACGGGGATCTCCACGATATCGAGGATGCCCTTGATGATGCCCGAGACGCCATCATTGCCAAGGCGCAGGCGGAACGTGAGTTGCAGAAACGATTGGAGGAAGCTAGAAAGCGAAAACTGGTAGCAAAGGCCAAGTGGACATCGGCCTCAATTGATCCGTTTGATGCGTTCGATATTCGTCCAGCATCTCCAGTCGTCGAACAGAAAAATCCTCTGACCAGTAAGCAGAAGGATATTCTTCGCAAGCAGGGTATTGATCCAGATTCCATGACTACCTATCAGGCAAAGCAATTGCTGAATGAGCAGTTCCGGCGTTGGCAGAACGATCTGTGTTCGTTGAAGCAGTCCGTGCTGTTGAGCAAACATGGCTATGATGGAGCGCACACGAAGCGGGATGATGCTAGGAGAATCATTGATGCACTGGCAAAGAATCGCTGGAAGAGTCTCCCATCGGAGCATCCAATGTCTATTCGGCGAAGCGGAGCAAAGGCGCCACAGAAGCAACACCACACCAACCGCAGACCAGCATCGCCACAATACCAATCGCACACCATGCAACAACGGCAGCGCCAGCGAGAGGATGTGCCGTGGTAGAATTCGCCTTTGACTCCACACCATTGCCAACTGGTCAATGGGAGAAGGTCACTAAGGTTAACCCTTGTGGAATCTGCCACAAGGGTGATTGGTGTACCATCGGCGAGAAGGGGCGATGCTGTATGCGAGCCGAGAGTGATCGTCCGATGTCTAATGGCGGATGGTTTCACCGATTTTATGCGGACGCTCCGGCGTATGTCCACCGACCTCCGCCGCCAAAGAAGGTAGAACCAACCGAGGACTTTGGGAGGATGATGAACGACTGGAGAGCTAGTGCCTCGGAAAAAAAATTGGAGGGGATGGCAGATGCTCTTGGCGTAACGACACACGCTTTGTGGCTACTCGGGGCGACATGGTGTGAGGAGAAGAGGCTCATGGCATTTCCGATGTATGATGAGCGAAGTTGGGGCATTGACCAAGTCTGCGGAATTCGACTGCGAACAATGGACGGGAAAAAGTTTGCGGTCACAGGTTCAAAGTCTGGCGTCTTCTTTCCATTCCGCGCCCAACTGCTGATCGACGCTTCTCGGTTATTCATTTGCGAAGGGCCAACCGACACCGCCGCTTTGCTATCACTCGGCTTGTTCGGAATTGGGCGAGCATCGTGCCGAGGTGGGATACCCATCATTGAGGCTATCGTTGATCAGATTGCTCAAGAGGTGGTGATCGTGTGCGATAACGATTCGCCTGGACTTGAGGGAGCGGATCTACTGATGAAGTCTATTCGCAAGCCTGTGGTCAAATTGATTCCTCCCACAAAAGATATTCGCTCCTTCGTCCAGAAGGGGGCGACAAAAGCATTGATTGATTCGATGCTCAAAGACATGATCTGGAAGAGAAAATAACTTATGGATATTTTAAACACGCAGGAAATTATTAAGCAACCTGAAGGAGTAGAGGAGGATGTCTCTAGCGACCTGCTGTGTTCTAGCTTGGACTTTCAGATTGTAAAGGTTCATCCTTCACTGATAACGTATGTGGACAGCCTTCAGAAAAAGAATGCGGAAGCCTTGAGTTTTTATCCGAAATGTGTTTTTGAGCGAGAGGCAGAAAATGGACGCATTCTTTTGGGGCTATTAAACGGACAACCCGCTGGCTATCTCTATGTTGGCGCAAGGGGAAACGATGTGAAATGCCATCAGGTATGCATTGAGTATGACGCAAGGCGACGACTCTACGGAGCGGCACTTGTTCAAGCGATGGAGGATTACGCTCAAGGTGCATTTACTCTTACTTTAAGATGTGGATTTGATCTTGACGCGAACACTTTCTGGGCGGAAATGGGATACGATTGCATTGGCATTCAAGATGGAGGCATTCGACGCATGAGGAAAATTAACGTGTGGAGGAAGTCGCTGATGACAGAACTATTTGAGGATACCATCATAGAACCTGCCGTAGGAAAAGTGGATGCGTCCGTGTGGCGCAAGAACAAGCAGACTGGCATCGTCACGCAATTTGTTCGCGGAAAGGCGATGAGAGACTACCGAGCAAAGATAGTTGAAGCGGGAAACCCAAACATTTAAAAAATAACTTATGAAAATTAAAAACTACATTGTGATTCCTGTGAAGGATCAGAAGGATATGACTACGAATTTGCTGAACCAATTGGATCGGCAGGGTGGCTACGATGGTATCATCGTGCTGGACAATGGTAGCGGCGAGCAGACCAAAAATTATCTGGCGGAGCAGTCAATCGCCCGAGTGATCGACGCGACTGGGGCGGGGATACATGAGATGTGGAATATGGGCGTTGAGATTGCTCTGAAGACTGGATCGAACTGCAACATCACCTTCCTCAATAATGACCTCATCCTCGGCGATAACTTCATTGAGAACCTAGAGGTAGCGCTGAGAGCAGGACATCGATTGATGGCGATCTCGCCAAACTACGATGGGCGAGAGATTCCCTGCACAACCATCTACGACCGAATCTGCGCCAATCAGTATGATGGCAAGGGTGGTGTTCCTGGGTTCGCTTTCATGGTCAAGGGTGAATGGTTCGCCACTGGTTACCGCTTTCCCGAGGAGTGTATGTGGTGGTTCGGCGACAACGACATTCTCAACGAGATGCTCAAGAATGGATATTTTTGGGGGATCACTCCTAATACCACAGTCCAGCATATTGGGGGCGGGGGTCAGACTGGCGACTGGGATGCATACATGGCAAGCCCGGTGTTTCAAGCAGACTCATCCGCATTCTTTGCTAAGTGGCCCAAGGGAATTTTCGTGCCGCCACCATTTTAAGGGTATTGAATTTTGACCAAGGTGGGCGGGGGTATGTCGTAACCCTTGCCCACCTTGAGCGGGGGTGTGGTTGCCGAGTTGCGCGAGTTGCACTGATGACCTAGGTGAGTCTGCCAAAATTACAAATGGACGCCATGTTCGGATTGGCCAGAAATTTCAAATAGGGGCGGGGGTATGCTATGATTTTTACCATAGGAGGGCGGGGGTACATTGCCGAGGATTCCATAAGAGGGCGGGGGTGTGGTTGCCATTGGTTCAATTCCGCTGACCATCTATGTTCGGAATGGCAGTCCCGGCGATTGGCAAATCAAGCTCCGCCAATTCTATGAGTCGCCGGGGGTGATGCCTCAATTTCATTTTCAAATTGGAGGGCGGGGGTATGCTGCCGGACGCTCAGAATAGAGGGTGGGGGTGATGTTCGGAATGGCCCAAAATTGGAATGAGAATAATGTTCGGAATGGCAGTCCCCGGATACCAGATTATGTTCGGAATGGCAGGTTCGGGAAATCTGTAAAATATGAAAATTATAAAAAATATGGAATTTATAATAATGTTAAAACTAATGGAGAATATTGAATTTATATCAAGAGTGAAATTTATAAAAAATATCGATTAAAAATAATGTTCGGAATGGCCCGCTCTAGGTAAAAAATAATGTTCGGAATGGCGCGTTCGGGGTATTCCGTATTCCAAAAATATATTATCAGAATAGAATTGAAATAGAATTGGAATACAATTGAAATAGAATAAGAATAAAGAGTGAATAGATTTTATATTTCAAGAATAGGCGATGAAATAAAGCTTCGCCCTCCGATCCCCTTGCCCTCGCCCCAGCCCTCGCCCTCCGATCCCCTCGCCCTCCGATCCCCTCGCCCTCCGATCCCCTC